CACAACTATGGCGAGAAGGTGTGGTACTTTGGCAGTTTAGCTAGAACAGCATGGTTGGATCGCGGAACACGGGCCAATCCGATTGCTGCAAGCAGTCCTCACATCTTCAACCATGAGATTGGCTTCGATGACGACGGGTCAGCCATGAGTTCGTTTATTGAGTCTGCCGCAATGGATATCGGTGATGGCGATAAGTTCACACATATCAGGCGTGTAATACCGGATTTGACGTTCTTGGGGTCAACTAATCTTAGTAGCCCACAAGCAGTGTTTACCTTAAAGTCTCGCCGTTTCCCCGGTGCGTCGTTTGACAACACCGATTCTGGGACCACGGCCGGTTCAATATCGGGTGATGTTGAAACATTCACAGAGCAGTTGCATCTCCGCTCAAGGGGAAGATCATTCGCTGTTCGGGTTGAAAGCACTGCACTGGGAACAAAATGGAAGCTGGGCAGCCCTCGCGTTGATATGCGTCCAGATGGGAGGCAGTAATGGCACAGGTACAAAATCCACCGCCCAGATTGCCCGAAGCTCCGCAACAATATGACCCGCAATATATGGCTGATCTTTTGCGGGCTTTAGAGATATTTATTTCTCAAGAGAGAACGCCGGGGGAGATGCGCGGCACAAAAATAACGCTGACGGATTTGCCAACAAGCTCTAGTGGATTGGAGACCGGCGCACTGTTCAATGATAGCGGCACAGTCAAAATAGTAACATAAGTTACAGGTAACTTTTTCGTGTGGAGTTAAACACTACTTCTGATGGGCAACAAAAAGTTACAAACTCAGAGTAAGTATGCTCAATACGACATAGATGGCGACGGAGTCGTCACCGATGAAGAGCTTGAACATGCAAAAGAAATAAAAGAGACTGAAAGAGATCTAAGGAAAAGTTTAGCTCAACTTAGAATGGCTAGATTTACTTTGATTGGAATGGGTGTTTTTACGGCTGCCATGTTTACACCGTGGGTTTCTGTAGAAAGAATACACGCATTATCTGAAATATCGTCGTTGTTTTATATTTCAGGGGCTGGAATTGTGGGGGCCTATATGGGAACCACCGCATGGATAGCCAAAAAGTAGCACAGGGAGATCTGTAGGGATGTGGGGAATGCACGGAAGAACCACAGCCCTACAGGCACAAATAAACAGGAGAAGGCGTAATGTTGCAGGCGTTGATTGGACCCGTAACGGGGCTTCTGGACAAGTTCATAGAGGACAAGGACCAGAAAGCGAAGCTGGCACACGAAATCGCGACCATGGCCGAAAAGCAGATGCACGAGGCCAACATGGGTCAGATAGAGATCAACAAAGCGGAGGCCCAGCATAGGTCCATATTTGTTGCCGGATGGCGTCCATTCCTTGGCTGGTGTCTTTCTTTCGCCATGGCATGGCATTTTGTTCTCGCTCCTGTCACAATGTTCGTATGCTCATACGCAGGGATAGAGATACCAGAACTGCCAACTTTTGATATGGATTCTCTGATGACTGTATTGTTGGGCATGTTGGGTCTTGGCGGCCTCAGGACCGTAGAGAAGGTAAAAGGGATCACAAAGTAATGCCAGAACCCGGTATAGGAAGACCAGATGAGCGCGTGGCCGCTGCTCAGGCGGCCATGACATCGAGTGGCTCTGTTCCGGCAGGGGCTGCACAGTATATTGGCGGCTCAGATACCACAGATGTTTTCTCTCAGGTGAACGATCCTGCAAGGGTGGCTCAAGAAATATATGCAGCTACTGGCGGCCTTGAAGACATCTTGAGCAAAGAAGACTTCTTCGCACAAAACAACATGACTCTTACGAACCCATATGGCGCTTCACCATTTGGTATGGACCCATCTAAGGTTGATTACTCTGGCAATCTCACTGAGAAGCAGAGAAGACAGATCATGGATCTTGCCTATGACAGGTATAGAAATCCCTTTGCTGAAAAGAACATATTTGGAGATGATGTCGGGGGAGACATAGAAACTGGCCGGGTCAGATCTGGCCTCACCTCTATTTTTACTTCTCCAATGACATATCTTGGAGAGGTTAAGAATGTTCCGTTACCCAAAAGCCCCGGTAGGAGCCTTGCAGAACTAGCCCCTGCTGGCTTGGGTCTTTTGATTAGAATGTTGCCTCAAGAAAAAATGGGCATGATCGACGCCCGTCAACTGCCGGGAGACGCGCCCACATATTCTCAGGGCATGGAGGCATACGAACAAAGCAAAAGAACAGGCAGCTTCCTTGACAACCTTCTAGGCATGGGGAGGGGCAAATGAATATAGACAAGTTGAGAACGGAGATTGCAGAGGATGAGGGCTGCAAGTACGAAATTTATTTAGATCATCTACACCTGCCCACCTTCGGAATCGGCCACCTCATTACCAAAGATGATGAAGAGTATGGCAAGCCTGTAGGCACAGTGATCGAACAAGAGAGGGTTCAGAGGGTGTTCAACCTTGATATGACTGTGACTGTAGACGAGTGCAAAGTTCTGTATCCAGACTTTGATGATTTGCCCGAGGAATGTCAGCACATCATCTGCAACATGATGTTTAATATGGGAAGGCCTCGTCTATCCAAATTCAAGGGTATGAAGGCTGGAGTGGATGCAAGGGATTGGAGCAAGGCAGCGGACGAGATGGTGGACTCGCGGTGGTATACGCAAGTACCAAATCGTGCTAGAAGATTAGTAGACAGAATGCGGGCCTTGTCTGAAGCAGAGGTGTAATTATGGCTTTACCGCTATTACTGGGATTAGGTGGGTCGGCATTAGCTCCTACATTAGGCATTAGCGCATTGACTGCTGGAGCGGTCGGGTCAGGCTTGGGGTCTTTGTTGCAGGGCGACGATCTTGGCACGGCCATTGGCACAGGAATGCTCTCATATTTTGGTGGAAAGATGCTGGGGCCTAAGCTGGCTAGTGCTGGTGTCGGCTCAACTCCTGTGGATACCGTTGGTGCTGCCGTTTCTCCTAGTTTTGTTGGCCCTCCAGTGGCTCCGGTGTCTCCCGGAATACCCGGTGCAATACAAAGCGCAACACAGCCTGCTGCACTAGCGGCGGCGGGATCAGGTTTCCTTGCAAACGAGATTATGAAGCCTCCAAAGATGGACTTCAAAACAGAAGAATATCCTGACATCTCAGAGGCAGACCCTGCAAGGCGCAAGAAGCGCCCTATACCACCCGGCTACAGGCCCGGTATAGATCCAGAGATTCCATACTTCTTCGCAGAGGGTGGTGAGGTGCAGAGGCCAAATGACAAAGAAATCATCAGCGATGCTGTTGACTCTATCAAAGGCACACATCCTGACCCCCAAAGGGCGCTAGCTCTTTTTGTCGCCACATATGGCGAGGAAGCCCTGAAAGATTTGGTTGGCCGCGTCCGTAGCGGTGAGTTTGATCAAAATGCTCAGGTTACAGAGGGCATGGTAGAGGGCGTTGGCGATGGTATGGATGACATGATACCTGCCACTCTTGAAGGAGAGCAAGATGTTGTCCTGTCTGATGGAGAGTTTATCGTACCGGCTGACGTTGTTAGTGGGCTGGGCAACGGATCGACTGACGCTGGCGCGAAATCCCTCCATGAGATGATGGACAGGGTCAGAGAGATGAGAACAGGCATGACAGAGCAGCCTGATCAGGTGCCACAGGGTATGATGCTACCGGCATGATGATCACGGCAGTCCCCACGGAGGGGGTGGACATCGTTTGGGAGGATGTCACAAAGGTTCTTAGGAAGTCTGTAGAGACATCGGCCGGTAAGTTTAAAGTAGAGGATTTAAGGAAAGATTTAGAAGATGGTGTTTTAGTGCTTTGGCTGGTCATGGAGGGAAGGGACGTAATCGCCGCCTTGACCAGTAGGGTTATAGAGTACCCCGGCAGGAGAGCCATGGCTCTTGATTGGGTAGGGGGAAAACACATGAGGAAGTGGTTGCCTTTGGTACTAAATACATTACAGAAATACGCCACAGATTGTGGCTGCAAGCATATAGAAGGTTATGGGAGAAAAGCATGGGGCAGAATCCTACAAAGGTACGGATGGCAGCCTGAATACATAGCCTACAGAATGGAGTTGGGTAATGGGCAAGGGTAAACAATCAGTACCAGCAGACCAGACTGTTGTTCAGTCCAATCTGCCCAAATATGTCAGGCCATATTTCGAGCGCCTGCTTGACAGAACAGAAGCTGAATCTCTGCGTGACTATGAGACCTATGAAGGCCAAAGATTGGCCGGAGAGGCTCAAGATACCCTAGACTCTAGACAGAGGGCCAGAGATGTTGCTGGCACTCCAATAGCTGGCCTTCCCGCTGCACAGGCCGCCACCACTGCCGGTGTTGGCCGCGCGTTGCAGGGCATGGGTTTTGAGGCCGGTCAGTTCGATTCTGCTGCGGCTGATCAGTACATGTCCCCTTACATGCAGCAGGTGGTAGATGTCCAAAAAGAACGAGCAATTCTGGATGCTCAGAGACAGGGGGCGGGTAGAGGCGCTCAAGCTGTCCAAGCGGGCGCGTTTGGCGGCAGCAGAGCGGCAGTTCAAGAGGCCCTCGCTGGCGAGGCGCTCAACAGACAGCTTGCAGAAATACAGGCTTCGGGGCAGCAACAGGCTTTTGAGCAGGCACAGCAACAATTTGAGCGAGACAGAGCAGCAAGAGCGGATGCAGAAAGAATAGGTCTTGGTGCCGGTGAGCTTGCAGGACAACAAGCTCGTAGTTTGGCTGATCTTGGGCGTCTTGCGCGAGAGGGTGATATTGAGTCGGCTCGTTTATTAGAACAGGTGGGCAAAGACATCACCACAAGAGAGCAGGCCGGTCTAGATCTTGCTTATCAGGACTTTGTCCGTCAAAGAGACTTCCCAAGAGAGAACTTGCAGTTCTTGTCGTCGATCTTGAGGGGCGTTCCAATAACACCTTCA